CGCATTGCCGGACACCTGCGCATTGCCGGACACCTGCGCATTGCCGGACACCTGCGCATTGCCGGACACCCACGCATTGCCGTACACCTGCGCCAGATTTTCTTCTTTTTCAATGTACCCGCCCTCATTGCCGGCCCTGACTTCGCCAAAACTGACTAAAGCGCGAATCTTAAACAGCTTGACGCCGCAGAAATCAATGGATTTATCGAGCATCAATTCATATTTTTTCATTCTATTTCTCCTCTTTGCGATTGCTGCGCTTCATGCGCCGTTTGCAGATATAGCAGTTGGTCGCGTCTTTTTGAGAACTATGAACGTGGCCTTTCGGGCAGAAGAATTTCATGTCTGCACTTCCCAAGTACGGCCCACACGCTGCCAAAGTTCTAAGGGTGCGATGTCTGTGTGCTTCGCAGCAATGACTAGCCGCTTGCAGGAGGTATTCAGCAACAGCTTCATACAGGACTTGCATGGACTGAGCGTTACGTAAGCAGTCTCAATCTCCCACGGATCACGACATTGCAAGAGCGCATTCTGCTCTGCATGCACAGCCTCACAAGAATCCTGGCCTGGCGGGAGGTCATGACCTTTGCAAGCATGTGGGAAATACTCAACGAGTCGTTCAGCCTGCTGCCAATGGTCTAAACCTGGACGCTCTTCATTGCAGTGCGGCATGCCGGCAGTTACCCCATTATAGCCTACTGCCAATATGTGCCCGTGCGCATTGGCTAGTACACAGCCTACTCCACGCCGGATGCAAGTCGTGCGCTCGGCCGCGAGCTTAGCCAGCCCCATCAAGTATTGGTCCAGAGTAGGCCGCACGATCATACCTCCAAAGTGGGCCATGGGCCAGCGCCCAACGCAACAGTATGGTCTGGCGGTGTCCAACCAGCTGGCTTAATAACATCGTATGTGGAGCTGCGCTTTGACTGATCAGCGCGCTCAGCACGCTCCTTCAGCATGTTCTTGCGCTGCACTTCATCCCACAGCATCGGCCATGGCAAACCCATGATGAGCGCAGTGCCATGCAAGACATAGGCAAGATCGACAAGGGCGTCCGCAGCGCCATGCATGTCGCCAGTCAGCACAGCGGCCTCGAATTCGCGGAGTTCCTCGTACAGGAACTCGCGGCGGAACTTGAACAGCTCCAGCGGCATCCAGGATGGCTCGCTGGCCATGGGCACGCGGAACTTCTGCTGGAATGCCAGAACATCGGCGCGCTCTTTGAAGCCACCAAGCTGTGCATGGAATTGCGGCTCGCATGGATGCGGCAGCTTGGTAGCTTGTGCAAGCAGCGACTCAACTTGCAATGCCTGGGACCATTCGAGCGTGTCTTCGGCAGCGAACAAGTCTGGTGCTTGTCCGGCCAGGTCGTGCGCCTTTTCACGCAGTGCTTTAGCGCAGTCTTCCAGCAGTTCTTTAACATCAGCACGCTCATTGCAAGAGTGTACTGGGCCAAAGGCTTTGCGAATACTCTGGATGGTAATATGCTCCATACCATGGCCAAGTGCTAAGATAGCGTCGCCTTCAAATGTAAATGCCACTGCTGCATTGCGCAATGCACTCAGCACTTCACTATCGGCCATATTTGCCAGTTTGCTGTTCATTGTAGTATCCTATACATTAAGTGGAGCGGGAACTGCTCCGAGATGAACATATCCACGCAGCGAAGCTTGCGATGGGTAGAAGTCGAACACTGTGGCCTTGCTATCTAAGGCTAGGGTAGGGGCGGCACAAGCTTCTCTGGACAGCACGAGCTCTACTTGAGCAATATGGTTCAAGTAAATGTGAGTGTCGCCAAGGAAGAACGTCAAGAAGCCAGGCGTGAAAGGATGTCCTAATGTCTGTGCTAAAAGCCGCTGAAGTAAGGCATAACTTGCCACGTCAAATGGCAAGCCAAGGAAGACGTCCACTGACCGCATGTAGACCGTCATGTCTAGCCGCCCTTCACGGTTGACGAAACACTGAAAGAACAAATGGCATGGCGGCAGACACATTTGATCGAGTTCGCCTGGATTAAATGCTGTCACGATATGGCGACGGCTATGCGGATCCTTGAGAAGTCCGCTGACTAGGCCACGTAGTTGGTCAGTGTTCTTACACTGACCATCGGAATCTATACTTTGCCAGTCACGCCACTGCACGCCATAAATCCGCCCAAGGTCTCCCTCAAATTCGGTCCGCGGCGTCCAATAAGGAGCCAAGCCATTGCCATCCCAGATCGTACAGCCTAGCTTGTGGAACTCATCCAGTGATCGAGCGCCTTGCAGGAAGCAAGCAAGCTCCGCTGCCATTTGCTCAAAGCCGAGCCGCTTCGTTGTCACTGCTGGGAACGCTGTACGGTTATCGAAGGTGACCGACTCGCCGAATAGCGCTAGCGTGCCTGCACCTGTGCGATCATCGCGCTTCTCACCATGGCGTAATACCTTGCGCAACAACCCTTGCCATTCTTGCATGTCATTTCTCCTTGCTATCTTCTGCAGCGATGAAGAAGCCCGCATAGTTGATAATATCGAGAGCTGTGTCGCGCAGCCCTTCAAAGTTCGGTTCGCCGCCATACAGCTGCTTAATCGCCAGTGAATTGAAGCGCTGGGACTTGGTGTGCAGCATTTGAGCATAGCTTACTGGTCCGAACGGGAAGTATGATGTACGATCCACCTTATGAAGGTCATGATGACCCATCCCTTGGTTATAGTCAGCACTCTTCTTGGCGCACAACAGCACGGCTTCGGCCACCGCACCAGGGTGCCCGCCGCGAGCAGCAAGCACCTCCAGCATTACTTCGCTAGGGAGCGCCTGCGCCGCAGTGGCTTGTTCTGCTTTAATATTGGCGCTCACAGGATCAGCCTTCATTTTTTAGTTTATTGCGGTACCAAGCAATAGAGGAAGTAGACGTAGATGCCTCCGGGAACTTCTTTTGCACCGCAGCGAGTACAGCATCATTGTCCTTGCCGGCCCGAATCAGATCCATGCAAAAAGCGCCAATACCTTGTTTCTTTGGCGCGCCGTCTTTTGCTGCGGGCTTTGCTTTTGCTGCGGGCTTTGCTTTTGCTGCGGGCTTTGCTTTTGCTGCGGGCTTTGCTTTTGCTGCGGGCTTTGCTTTCATGCTATTCTCCTCAGAGTTAGCAATAGGGGCCAGGCGCTTTTCAGCTTTGGCGGCTGCTGCTATTTGATTCTGCTGCTGCTGGGTAGTAGGCTCGGCTACTATTGCCTGCATCGCGTCTACACGAGTCAGCAGTTTAGCTTTGCTCTCCTTCCATGCTTTCAATAAAGGCTTGCCAGCCACTTTGGCGAGCTCGTTATGGACTTCCAACAATGCTTTGGTATCCAAGTCTTTCAGTGCTACAGCTGCGAATGTCATAAGATAGACCTCCATAATGATTGAGAAAACGCCTTGATCAGGCAAGTGTGCCCGCTTGTACCCTTCCATGAATGACAACATAGCGTCATGCATGCTTGTTGCAGAGACTCGGTAAAATTGCGCTTCGAAGGCGGAGATAGGCATCCGCCCTTTAGACAGCCCGCTCGGCTCGAAGTATAAATACTCCGACCACTTGGTGCCGCGGTTGTACTCTAGCGCCACATGTGAGTTGTGGCATTGACGGAGCACGAGCTTCTCAACAGCGATATTCACATGGACTGGCATCAGCGACCTCCTTTCGGCTTCCGTGGTTTTCGGGGTAAACAGGGTTTGCCTCAGTCAGGTAAACTTCAGACAAGCCCAACTCAACATCGCAACTAGGGCAAAAAGCAGTGCTTTCACCGGGCGCTGTAATTTTCCACACGACTTTGATATTCATTTTGAGCTCCCACTCGTTGTGCCAGCAGCAACATGCAACTGGCGTAAAAGAATTATCTCAAAGCCCTATGACTTTGTACATAGTTTCAAGCAAAAAATTGTAAAGTTTATTAGTTTACATTTGCCGAAAAGCATGATATACACACAGGCACATTCTTATTTACAGGCCTTGATTACCTTCAAGCGCTGGCTTGAATACTCCTTCAAAGCATCCAGCAAATTGTTCTGTGTGTTCTTCTTGCGCCGCATGGCCAGCATCTTCGCCTCGTCCACGGTATCCTTCGCCACGATATGGTGGACGAACACACGCTCGGCGGCGTTCCCTGAGCGGCGCAGTCTGCGGATGAGTTGGTCGTATAGCTCATAATCCCATGTCAATGAATGCCAAATGATGTGCTGCGCATTTCCATCTTGCATGTTTAAGCCATGCGCCATGGATGCGGGGTGACCAAACAAATAAGGCAGCTCGCCGCGGTTCCACTGGCCCACGATCAGGTCGGACTTCTTAGCGCTCACACCTCCCCCAATCACTGCAGAGTCTTTCCCAAATGCCTTCAGCAAGCGGGCCAGGTCATGCTCGAAGTCGTACGTGATGAGTGCAGGAGACCCGCTGAGCTCTTCAAGCAAGTCTGCTACAGCGCCAATCTTCTCCGTATGCAAGTCTACCCACTCGCGCTTAGAAACCTTACGTCCTTTGTCGTCCACCTCGCGCGCCAAGAACAGCCCGCCATTTGCTATCTGGCAGAGCTTGGTGCTGGCGGCGCCAGCATTGGCGGCAGTAACTACACCTTCGCTGAGCTCTGTCAGGAACTCTTCTTCAAGCTCGTCATAAACCTTTCGCACTTTTGGCGGCAGCTCTATCTTGATAATATTCTCGATGATCTGTGGCAGCTTGAGGTAGTCCTCGTCTGCCAGACGGAAGACGCAAGGTGATATGCGCTCATAGATACGCTCCTCTGCGCCATGTTGCAGTACCCAGTTATACCCGCCGTATCCTGTCGGCATGAAGTAGGCTGCGCGGTAATGGGTAATGTATTGGCCCAATGAGCGACCCAGGTCGATGATGTACAGGATACCGAACAAGTCAAGCAGTCCGTTCGGCGCTGGTGAGCCTGTGAGCCCCCAGCGGCGATCGAACTTGGCGAGCAAAGGCTTCAGCCCCTGGAAGCGGTCGGAGGAAGCGTGCTTGAACTTGCTGATCTCGTCGATCACCAGGGTGTCGGCATCCAGTTGCTTGAAGCGTGTTAGATCGTATTTGATTGTTGCCTTTTTCTTGCCCGGCAGCTTTTCTTTCGTGATACCGAAGAGCCAGTCGAGGCCCTCGGGGTTTATCACATAAATGTCAGCGTCTCTTTGCAGCGCAGCTTCTTTGTCCTTGCCGTGGAGGATCTCCACCCTCAGATGTGCAAAGTCTTTCCATTTTGCTACCTCTTTCGGCCAGACGGAATAGCAGACCCGCAATGGTGCTATCACTAGCACGCGGTTTAGCAGCTTTTCTTTTTTGAGTATCTTGATGGCGCCCAAGGTGATGCTTGTCTTCCTTAGGCCCGGGTCCAAGAACACGCCTGCCGCTGCGTGCTCCAGCAGGAACTTCACGCCGGTCAGTTGATAGGGCTCGGGCTTCCATGGTTGAGGGCCAACCGCCTCGTGCTTCGATATGCCGCTTGATAGCTGCGATCGCTTCGGAATGGTCAGTGTAGACTTCGACATCATAGCCTCGTTGTTTGAGTTGGTTGTGGATGTGCTGCTGCAGCTTCCGTGGCTCTTCGCCTTCTGCCTTGAACTCTATCAGCAAAGGGCGCAACGGCAGCCAATAGACTTCATCTGGCCAACCACGGCGCCCTCTGAGCGTCAGTGTCGTGCGAGCATCAGGGTAGCGCGCGTCGTACCAGTCATTGGTCTTGGTCTGCGCCTTCTTTTCGCGGACACGCCTCACTCAACTCTCCGAAAAACGACGCCAGGAGAGACTTCGCCTTTTGAAACTTTGAGCAGCGTGGCGACATTTTTCGCCATAAGCGCAGAGCATGTGCGGGCTCCACTTGCCAGAAGACTTTGTGCCGTCCTGGAAATGAAACAGCGGTCGGCCTTTCTGAAAGAGCACCGCATCTGCACTCTGCAGCACTGCTTGCCCCCATTTGCTATCAGTGGAACGAGCTGGGCATAACAAAATGCCACTGCCGTGTGCATGCATGCGTTCAGCCCATGGCGCTATGTTGCTGAATGGCGGATTGCACCACACGCGACCGCGCCACTTGGCCGCAAGCCCATCCTCAGGCAAGCAGATCATTCGCTTGGCTGTTTCCCACGGCATTTTCTCCGGGCAGCAGACGTCCAGGCCAAACTTGCCGAGCGCTGCAATCAGCTCAGGCGGCGTCAGCCAGGTGTCATTCTCAGCGACCGCTTCGCCTCTGTTCTTGGCCAGTGGCCTTACACGTTCAATACTCACACGGCCCTCCCTTAGCTTTCGAAAAGAAGCACCAGCGGCAATCATTAGACGGCTTTGGGGCAAAGCGCGCATCAGCTAGCATTGGCTTGACTTGCTTCTCCCAATACTTTTTCAGCATTGGGATATCGGCCCTAGTGTATAACTCTGGCTCCTCCGGCAACTCGAGCCCTTGGTCGGTGTACCACAAGCGCGCATCCACCACATCAACCGTGGGGAGTTTCATCAGCCCGCCGAGGGCATAGAGTTTGACCTGTTCTTTGTGATACTCACGAGGCTTGCCTGTTTTGTTGTCTACCACCATCAGTGTATTAGACTTCAGGTCATGGGTATACACATCGGTCTTGATGCGGCACCAAGCTTCTTTGTCGAACCAACCAACCTCTATCCAGTTGCTGTCAAAAGCCCACTGCTCTTGGCACACAGCTTTGCGCTTGCGTAACTCCAAGAACTCCATTTCGAAGGACTTGATCTCAGGCGGGCACTTCTTCAGCTTGCCAGTAATGAAGTCTTCGCCCATTTTGTCGATTGCGGATCCACGCTCCATTGCCTCGTTGCTGGGCTCCTTGATCTTGTCGATGTGCTTGTACTTCGCCTTGCGAGGGCAACCCCTCCAGTCTTGAAGCCTGGAAAACGACCAGGCTGTAATTTTCTGAATGATACCTTTAGCCATTCTGCCGCTCCTTTTTAATTCCTACCCGTTCAAGAATATCATCAGCAACTTCATCTGCGCGCCACTGACTAAACATGTTGCCTATCCCGTACTTATCTTCTTTGTCGCGGATCATTTCAACTGCGGCTAGAAAGCCGGCTTTGAATGCCGCAGGCTCAGGGTCTTGGCAGTCTGCCATGCAGAGCAAACAATCTCCGCCACAATCTTCAGAGAAAGGATCTTTCGGATTATTGAGCCACCGCTTACATATTGAGCAATGCTTTGTCATTTGGCACTCCTTAATTATTGCCACGGCGCCAAGACCAGAGGCTCTTCTTTGAATTTCGTCAGCTTGCCCCAGTTTGGCCCTGTGCCACCATCAGACAGCATAGGTACATCAAAGTCCACCGAGGCCATCACCTCGCGAAGCAGCTCCATCTCGCTCTTCACATGCTGCTTCGGCACGCTGATGTTGATCTCGTCGTGGACCATGAGCTTAAAGACCCCGTGCACCTTTGCCTGGTCATACCGGATGAGCGCCTCCTTCGTACAGTCTGCCGAACTGCTCTGGATAAGGTAGTTTAGCATCTTGTACTCGAAGGTCTGGCGGCGCCCATACTTGTCGGACCATTTCGCCGGCTCGCAGAAGTATTGACGCCCGCCCCATGTTGTCAGTGGCTGATCATTCCTGGCGTAGTCCTTCAGGCTGTCTTGCAGGTCACTGAGCTCAGGGAAGATGCCGAGGTAGGCGTTCTTGATCACCTTCGCATCGTTCACATCGACGCCAAGCCGCTCGGCCAGCGAGCCGAGCCCCATACCGTACAGCAGGCCGAAGCCCAGGGTCTTCGTGTCGTCACGAGTGACAGGCAAGCCAAACTGTTCATTGATGAGCTTCGCTGCCAGGTCATGCACGTCCAGCTCAGGATCTTCCGAGAAGCGCCGCATCAGCTCACCGTCGCCGAAGTGGCCCAGCACGCGCAACTCCTGCTGCATGTAGTCTCGCTTGCACCACACCTCGCCAGGGTTCGGCTTCATGTAGTAGCGCATAAAGGGCAGATCAGGCAGGCCCTCAATATGCGCTGGGTGCGTGTAGGCGTTCTTCCCAGTGGCACGCTCCTTGAATTCCTTGGGGACATTCATGAAGCGTGAGGCGCTGAGCCGTCCGGTCCTGGCGCCTGCCGTGTCCTTGCCGTGTCCTGCTTGGCGCACTTGGTTCCACGACGGATGCACGATGCCACCACAGGCCGAGGCTTCGACAAACCAGGGATGCAAGAAGGTGCCGTATGCCGTTGCGAGCCTGGCGCGATACTGCATCGCCTGCAGGAACTTCTTGTCGGTCGCGGCGCCGATCAAGCTGTCTTTTGCCACTGAGCGCTTGCCGCCTGGCGTCAACAAGAACAAGTCTGGATCTGCTTTCTTCCTGGCCACCATAGCGTCCGCCAGCTGATCATCGGAGTCCAGGTTGAAGTCTGCAGGCACCTTGAGCTGCTTGCGTACCCATGAGTCGATCAGCGCGCCGGCAGCCTCGTACTTGGCGTCGTCGGCCTTCATGAGCTTGTAGTCCACGTGCACGCCCTGGTGCTCGTTGCGCAGCAGTACAGGCAGCAGGCGCCGCTCGCGATCATACGCTTCGCCCATGCCACGCTGCAGGATTTTAGGATAGAGCAGCTTGAACAGCTTAAGGGTGCGCAGCGTGTCGCCGTTGGCGTACTTGCCGACCAAGTCACCTGGCGCCAGCCAGATCAAGTGACCGAACTCCTTTGCGGCTTTGGTGATAAGCTTCTGGCCGATGCACCAGTCGCGCACGGCGTCTTGCTCTTCAGGCTTCATGCCGAGCAAGCGCTCTGCTGCCGGCTTCAGCTTTAGGTTCGGTGAGTGCGGGTCGTCCAGGAATATCAGGAACATCGTGTCGTGGGTGAGCTCCCACTTCGGGAGTGGCAACCCAAAATGCGTCTCGGCGACGTCCAGGTCGAACTTGCCGTTGTGGCACAAAATCGCGCAGCGCAGTTGCCACACGGCTTGCAGCGCACGCTTCGCA